GTCTGATTGGTTTTATGCTTCGCCAGTTTGAGATTGCTCGTCTGGTGGGCATCCGTCCCTATAATGCAATCGCATTCTCTGGTCCTATCGCTGTGTTTGTCAGCGTGTTCCTGATGTATCCACTGGGTCAATCCAGTTGGTTCTTTGCCCCATCATTTGGTGTGGCAGCAATCTTCAGGTTCCTTCTGTTTCTTCAGGGTTTCCACAACTGGACCCTCAACCCCTTCCATATGATGGGAGTTGCTGGTATACTGGGAGGAGCACTGCTCTGTGCGATTCATGGAGCAACTGTAGAAAACACACTCTATGAAGATAGTGAACAGTCGAATACTTTCAAAGCATTTGAACCAACTCAAGAGGAAGAGACGTATTCTATGGTTACTGCTAACCGATTCTGGTCTCAGATCTTTGGTATTGCGTTTAGTAATAAGCGTTGGTTGCATTTTTTCATGCTTTTTGTTCCCGTTATGGGTCTCTGGACTAGTTCTATTGGCATTATTGGTCTTGCTCTTAACTTGAGGGCTTATGATTTTGTGAGTCAGGAGATTCGTGCTGCTGAAGATCCAGAGTTTGAAACGTTCTACACAAAGAATATCCTCCTTAATGAGGGACTTAGAGCGTGGATGGCTCCAGTAGATCAACCCCATGAACAGTTTGTATTTCCAGAAGAAGTTTTGCCCAGAGGCAACGCACTCTAAAATAAATAAGGGAGTTCCAAAGGACTCCTTTTTTTATGCTCCTCATTCTTTTTCTATTCCAACTTTTTGGAATTTTTTTGTTTTTAATATCTCTCACACAAGAACTATGGTAACTTCAGAAACTCCGTATAAACTTGCAGAAATTATACGAGATACTTGGCCTCAACTTTACAGGCATGTTAAAGTAACTTATAATAAAGAAAATAAGAAAAATAATGAAAACATTCAAACAAACGTCTGATGAACCTTATACTCGTCATGACTATAAAGTAGTTTTTTCGAACGGAAACTCAATATGTTTTGATAATTATGAAGACGTTCAACTTACTTGGTTTCAAACACCATCTCTACTTTTGGGATATGTAGAAGTTCTGGATAAAAAGAAACCAAAAACAAAAGGATTTTTATAATGAATTTTCCCGAATATCGTTTTTATGATGTTGAATTATCAAATAATTTTTCCGATAGAAAGGATATTTGTAAGAAATTAAAGTTTGTGCATCCATTCTTTCAAGAGGATTTTGGTGAAGTTTCTTTTTCACATAGTTTGGCATTAAACTTTAAAGGTAATTGGATAATGGAAGATGATTCGATAAGAATGAAATCTTTTTTTGAATCTCTATCATTTTTTAATTTTGCTAGAGGGCATTGTCTTTGTAGTGGCCTTGGAATGGGAATAAGAGAAACTTTACTTTTACAAAACAAAAATGTCTCAAAAATAACTATACTTGAGAATAATTTTGATCTCATAGAGTATCATAGAAAAAATAAAACACCATTTGTTGAACACGTTGAAATTATTCATTGCGATGCTTCAATTTATGTTGGTTCATGTGATACATTGTTTATAGATCATTTTACATATAATGTTGAGAATTTTTTGCAAGTTCGTGCAATATTAAATGAATTAAAAGTTGTTACAAACAATATAAATCATCATAATTTTTGGTTTAGAGGGTTGGAGGATATATGTATAAATTGTGAACCAAATTCTAGATATAAAATATATCTCATCTTAAAAGAAAAATATTCAACTTTACCAGATTTAAGTAATAAATTATTCAATGATCTTCTTATGATTTATGAAAATAAAGATGAAAATTTAAAGGATATAAAAACTATTATTGATAATTCATTTATTAAAAATGTCAAATAACAAAATGAACAAATATAACACTGAAGAATATTTTTCCGTTCTTGACAAAAAAACTGGAAGGAAAATTTTAGATTGTGGTGAAGAAATAGATGCGCTTGCAATGGTTGCTCTCGATCCTCAAAACAGAACTTATACTCGTAATAAGTTTTTAATGGGTCCAGTAGTTGACATTGAAATTCCTAAGCAATTACCCACATCGAATATTGTTATGAATATTAATGATGATACTTGGGAAATGGATGAGTCAAAAAACTTACCTCAGATTAAGTTGCCAGAAGGACAAGGAGAACCAGTGGTTATATGAATCACCGAAAACATAAACAAACGGAAAATATTAAAAAGAAAAAGATGTACACACCTGAGGGTTATTTAAAAGATCCCCCAGATGCAAAATGCCCATACTGTGGAGAGTCTGGAAAGTCTTGTTCCAATGTGAATAGTTTAAGTCGCGCTTGGGCAAGAGATGCTTGTAAAAAGAAATATGGTCAAAATAAAAATTAGAGTTTGATTACATTTTGACCCCAAAAATTTTTCCGGTAAAAAATTACTCTATAATATTTTTCCTATATAATATCTGATGTTGTATTTTTATGCCAAAAAATCAATTGACTAAAGACGAACTAAAAGTTAGAGTGTTAAAATTAAAACACCAAGTTCAGTTCGAACATAGATATCCCGGTGAAAAAGAACTTGCCAATAAGTATTTGGATGAGGTATTATTCATTATTGAACAATATTCTAGATGATTTATGACCTTGCCACAACAAGAACATAACTCTATTTTAGCTACCAGAGAGTTTTTAAAACTTCTTTTAGATGAAGTAAGGTATCCAGATCTTCCCGAAAAAATTAGATTATCTGCAAAATCTCTTCTTGAACATTATCCAGAAAGGTCAAAAATAAACCAGTTGTATTCTGGAAATACTTTTTCCGATTTTGTTCCTTCCAATGAATCTTATATAACCGAGGAAGAAAGGGAAAATAATAATAAAGTCTTAAATAATAATCAAACTTGGGATACTCCAGGATTTAAATGGAGAACCGAAGTAGAATTTATTTCCAATCCTTGACAAATGGGCTAAATGACTTATAATTACTAAGTGTTTAGTAATTTAATATGAAAGTTCCAAATACTTCTGAACTAATGCATCTGCGTCTTCAAGCTTGGTTGAGAGAACATAGTTGTGATGATATTGAATATCTTGGAATGAGAGAAGGTGAACACTACTATAGAATTGCCGACCACGAAGTACCTGTTTCTTGTATAGAAGATTTGGAGGAAGTTGCATGAACGATTATGTATTAAATGATGGTGAGTCTAAACAGGATAAATGGAATAGAGGTTTAGATCTATTCATTGAAAGTGTCCATAAACCAGATCATGAATTGAGGCAGTCTGCACATGATCAGAAATGTTACCATGAGCTCATGGACATAAGAGATGTAATTCTTGAACATCTAAAGACTCTTCGTTGGTACTAAAATGCAATACTACTATATTTGGTTTTTTTTATTTGTAGTAACTGTATATTTTATTACGACAGATGATAGTATTTCAAGATCAGTTTATTATGTTTCTGATCTTATAAAGTTCCAATATGAAAAAACCAAATGGTGGTTATTAAATAATCCTCGCAATCCAATTGTAAAATACTTAATGTGGAGGAGAGCTTTAAAAATGGCTAAAGAACTTGAAAAGGAATTATTTAAAAATAAACAATGAGTAGTCTAAACGAATGGGACCCATTAAAAAAGGTCGTTGTGGGGGTTGCAGATTACGCTAGAGTTCCAAAAATGGATAGATCTTTGAGGTTTATTAATTATGCCGACAAACAAGATGTGTCGGATATAGTTAGTGGACCATATCCAACTCAAGTAATTCAAGAAGCTAATGAAGATTTAGAAATTTTTGTAGAATTTTTGAAAAGTCAAGGAATAGAAGTAGTACGACCAAATAGAGAAGATACTGATTATTATAACTACTGCCCTAGAGATTGTATTTTTACTCATGGGAATATTTCTATTGCAACTCCAATGCCTTTACGTTCCAGAAAAAATAATTGGAAATCATACGCACATCACTTAAAAAATTTAATTCATATTCCTTGTTCTGGAGAAGATGAATTATATAATGAAAATTGTTTAAGTAATAAAGACGTTCTTTCCTTGACAGAATCTTCTCCTGCTTTTGATGCAGCAAACGTCATTAAAGCCAATGATGACCTTTTATATCTTGTATCCAATACTGGTAATTTGAAGGGTGCAGAATTACTTCAATCTCTAGTTGGTCCCGAAGTTAAAGTTCACTTACTTCAGGGTGTTTATAGTTATGTCCATATTGATAGTACTATTGCATTTTTGAGAGAAGGATTGATGATGGTAAATCCTTCTAGAGTTAAGTCTAGGGATGTACTCCCGTACCCTTTTAATACATGGGATATAATCTATGCTCCGGAACCAGTAGATATTGGTTATTATCCTGGTTATAATAATTCTTCTCCTTGGGGTAATTTAAATCTTGTGAGTATTAATCCAAATTTAGTTGTATTGGAAGAACATCAAGATGAAACTAGGAGAGAATTAGAAAAATACGGTATTGAATCTGTAATGCTTCCTGTGCGACATGGTAGAACCCTTTCTGGATTTTTTCATTGTATTACTTTAGATATTGAGAGGGATCATTGACAACCATAAATAACTGAACTATTATAGTAGAGATAGATTTAAATTACCCCCCTTGCAAAAAATGAAAGATTTTCGTAAATCTAAGTTTTCCTATGAAGGCATTCGTGAAGGAGACTATGTAAAATTTGTAGGTTGCACAAAAGAACAAGTTAATTGGGGAAATAATACTGATCCAGAAGAACTTCTTGTTCATGGTGGAGTATACTATGTTCAACAACTTATTATAAAATCATCTCATACTAAATTGATTCTTCGTGGTGTAGAAGGTAAATTTAACAGCGTTTGTTTTGAAAGATTAGGTAATGGCTCTTTCTGAAAAATCTAAAATTTATTTTAATGTTTGGTGTTGTGCTCACCAACGTAGACATAATGCAAAAGTTAAAGGTGATTGGAATCTATACAATCGAGAACATGAAACTATTCTGATGTGTCTTAAAATGAAAGGATCTCGTTGGAATAAGTGGTCTGGTGAAAAATAATGGGACTCACATTTAGATACATGCAAAAACCAACTTCTTGGCGAAACTGCCCTTCCTGTAGATGTAATCTTGTAGATGCAGAGATTTCTGACCCTCTCAAGTTTACTTGTGAATCTGGAGCTTTTCATTCCAAACTATTGGGTGGAAGAAACCTAGAAACGTGGAAAATGGAATATTGGAAATGTCCAGAATGTAAGACGGTCTTTCCTGCTGAAGAACGTCCAGTCATACATACAATGAGTGATGTGTATTTGCCAAATAAATGAATAATAGTTACGATAGGGACATTATTATGAGATGTAAAGTGCAATTATATGTTTCTGGTAAGGTCTTTGATGAGATTGTGGAAGCCAAAGATTACGAAGATGCAAGAGAAACTGCTCTTGCAAGAAATCCAAATGCAAAAGTTATCGGAGTCACTGTAGTATTCAAATGAAAAACAAAAAACTCAAGGCCCTAATTCAAAAACCTTTGAGATTTCATCACCAAGATATTCATGAAGAACTTGATGAACTAAAAAAACAGCATCAAGTTAAGTCTAAATGGTATTATATCTTTTGGGGCATTATGGCAATTGCTGTAGTTGGTGGTCAGATTTATGTTGGTCTGGGATATCGTGAAATGGCAGAAGCAACTAAGTCCATTTCTATTTCTGTTGCTTGTATTGAGGATCAATTAGGTCCTGTAGACAAGAGAAACAAACCTGAAAAGTTTGAATGATGTCCAAACTATTATGTGATTATCATTATGGATGGGTAGTGAACAGTCACTATGATTGGGTGAATATGCTCACCAAGATGGAAAAAAACAAACCACAACGATTTGAAGAGTTTCAATACTCAAAGGAAACTATCTATCACTACTTAGATAGAATACAACAAGAACAAAATCTTTACGACTAGTAAATTGAGATACTTGACTGACCGTTCAATCTCGTGTATACTCAAAGACGAGAACGATCCACTTAATCATGGTTATTTCGACAACGGAAAAGTTTCCTTATTCAACGTTTCCTTTTCGTCTTGATTTAAAGGAAGGAAAAGAAAATAGAGTTTGTTGGTTTGAATGTCAAGTTCATGTAGACAAATTCATTCAAAAACATAAACTCAAAAAGAAAGATTATACTTTGACTATTAAATCTGATGATTGAACATAACTGGATTGATGATTGTTTCCGAGTGGAAGAACAACGGTGGGGTACTTGGGTATCTTATGATAAAGAAGGTAATAGAATTATTACTTCTTTGCTTGAAGATGGATGTATCTCTGCAACTCGTTGGTATCTAAAACATAAACAGGAAGGATTTGCTAAAAGTGAAGTTAAATATGAAGGTGTAGTCGGAGGTAAACTCTAATGTATGAACCCAAAGTCAATGATTATGTCAATTGGACAAAAGGAATTGAAGGTTGGGTTTATTTTAAAAACAAGGAGTATATTACAATCGAAATTAATGTGAGACCAAAAGATTCTCTAAATTATCAAGCATGTTATCTTCATCGTAATGAAAGACTATTAGTTTTATGTTATTGTAACCAATGGAAAGAGTTAGAGTATGTCAAATCTAGAGAATCAATTCACGAAGAACAAAACAATATGGAGATGGTGGGCTAAAGCACTTGGGGAAAAGGCATCTAAATGTGATAGAGAATCCGATACTATTGCTTGGATACGTACCTTTATTTTTACTACTTACTTGGTTACTAATTGTTTTATCATAGCAGGAGTAATTAGACATTGGGATAAGTCTTCTCCAATCATCTACATTGAAATTCTTGAAAAAGATAAACCTCAACTTCCCGAAGTTTGAACCAAATATAATAGTTCTAATCGATCTTAAATAACCCAGAGAGATAATTGCCGATGGATAAATCAAAAGATAATGGCGTAATTTGTTTGGCTCCATGGGTTCATTTGAGTATTGGAACTTCTGGTGTTTTAGATCCATGTTGTTGGGCTAAAACTGACGATAAATGGGATCAAGAATTTTCTACTACTGATAAAAGCGAGGAAGAATTAAAATTTCTTAAACCAACAAATTATGTAATAGGAACTTTTCCTTCAGTATATGAAGATTCCATAAAAAATTTATGGAATAGTTCCGAATTTAATCAATTGAGATTAAACATGTTAAATGGCGTAAAGTCAAGTGTTTGTTCCCAATGTTATGAATGCGAGGAAAAAAATGCTTGGTCATTGAGAAAAAATTATAATGATACATTTGATCTACAATCTTATAAAGTAAATGAATTAACTAATAAAGATGGATCTTTAAAAGAATTTAATCCAATTTCTTTTCATTTACAATTGTCTAGTAAGTGCAATTTTAAATGTAGAATGTGTAATTGGAATTTTAGTACAAGTTGGGCTCAAGAAGTAAAAAAATATCAAAATATTGATTTATCTTTACCGGATATTAATATTGATTTAATTTTATCTCAATTAGATTCTGTACTTGAAAACGCAGAAGAAATTAATTTCAGTGGAGGTGAGCCAATATTATGTGATCATCATTATAAAATTTTAAAAAAAATTATTAAGAATAAAAATAAAAAGCCACATTTAATATATCATACAAATTTGAGTGTAATTCACTATAAAAAAGTTTCTATTTTTGATATTTGGAAAAGACTTGATAATCTAACAATAAATGTTAGTGTTGATGGTATTGGTGAAAGGGGTGAATTAATTAGAAGTGGATTTAACTGGGATAAATTTATATCAAATGTTATTGAATTAAAAGAAAAAGTACCTCAAGCCAATATCTATTACCATGCTACAATTCAAGCTTTAAATTGTTTACACATTGTCGATTTACATCAAGAATTATTTAATCTTAAATTAATTGATGATGTTAATGATTTTCAAATTTTGCATGTAATAGAACCCGAATGTTTATCTTTAAAGATTTTGCCCAAAACTTTAAAAATAAAAGTTTCCGAAAAAATAAAAAATCATATTAAAGATTTTTTGATTCCCAATATTGAAAATAAAACTGAAAGATCGGAACAAACTTTAAATGATTGGATATCCGTTTTAATGTATTTGAAAGATGAAAATGATTATTCAAAATTAAGATCTGAGTTTATTTCTTATACAAATTACTTGGATCTTATTAGAAATGAAAATACTAAAGAAACTTTTCCTGAACTATGTGAATTATGGGAATAGTAGACATTTTACATGTTATGATATATAATATGTAAAAATAATAAAATGTTTTTTCATTAAATTACCCATATGTCCGAATCATTAATTTCTGATACTCAATTAAAAGCATTATGGAAACAAGCCATTGCATCTTCGTTATATCCAGACAATGATTGGCCTGCTCACAAAATTTATTATATTCTTTTAAAAAAGTATATAATTGAAAGTTATCGCAAATCACAGACAGAACATCAAAATGAACAAGAGAACTTACACGATTCAAAAGAAGGATCCTGCACACACTCAAGTGTGGGAATGGAATGAAACTCCAGAACTTATTTTCCTCCTTAAAGAATTACACGCAAACAAGCCCTTGCCCAACACTGGATCCAACAACCCCATGGTATGATTGGTTATGTTATTGTGAAATTTGTAATAGTTTAGGACCTATACCGGGACAACCATCACTGGGTAGGTTTATGGCTTATAGAAGATATCTTAAAGAAGTGGGAGTATTATGAGAGACGCAAACTGGTTTCAAAAGAAATGGGGTAAGTTGGACGAAGTTCCGATGGATGATGTTTACAAAAGGTTGTCTGACTTAGAAATTAAGGTCAGGCAACTTGAAGAAAAATATTCAGGAGCACTTGAAGATATTAAAAGACTTGAAGAAGAAAACATTGAAACTACAAATGAACTCTATCGTCTTGAGAACTCTTTAGATGCCCGCATAGATATAATTGCAGAGCACTGTAGGATTAATTACGATGTATGAAAACTTAGACACTTTTGAAAAAGCTTTATCCCATTTTGGGACAAGAGTTGATATTATTTGTGCAATGGAAATGGGAGGAAGAATAGATGCTGAAACTGCTTACAAGAATATTAAAACTGAACTCAAAGAACTCAAAAAAGTGCGTAAGTTATACAAAAAGGAAGTGCAGTAAATGTGGTGAAGTTAAACCACTTTGTATAGAATATTTCCAGGTTGTAAAGTCATTTAAGTCTGGGTTTTCCTATTATTGTAATGAGTGTAACAAACCAAAACCAAGAGAATGAATAAATTTATATGGGAAAAACAAAATGCTTTAACTAGTGAATTTTGTAAAAACGTTATTTACAAATTCGAGAGAGATCTGAGAAAGGCCAAAGGTCAAACTTTGAGTGGTTTTAATGATTCTGTAAAAAAATCCGACGATATAGCAATAACTAGAGTACCTGGATGGGAAGAAGAAGACAAAATTTTTTATCAATCATTGAATGAAAGTTTGCGTGAATATAGAGAATATCTTTCAAATAATCTTCATAGTTACATAGACTATAATTTAAATGATACTGGATATCAAATCCAAAGAACAATTGGTGGTATGGGTTATTATGGTTGGCATCATGATTTCTGCAAAGACCAAAATGGAGATAGAAAAATAACTTTTATCTGGTATTTAAATGATGTTAATGGACCTGGAGGAGAAACTGAGTTCATTGATGGTACTAAAATTGTACCAGAAGAAGGAAAATTAATTTTTTTCCCTGCGACTTGGGACTTTGTGCATAGAGGAATAATGCCACCCAAAGGAGTAGTAAAATACTTATGTACGGGATGGCTGTACTCCCAGGAGTCTTATTAGAAGATATAAATAAAAGGAAGAGAAATTTTATTGATATAAATGGCTGTATTAACCGCGACTGGTATTACGTTTAGTGATGGAACTTCCGCTGCAAGTAGAGCTAATTTTGCTTTTCCTTCAGGTACGGTGTCTGTTTTTTATAAACAAACTGCTCCTACTGGTTGGTCTGCGGTAGCCGGTCAAAATGATAAAATGTTGAGAATTGTTAGTCAAGCTAGTGCTACTGGGGGAACTGCCGGTGGAACTAATGCATTTAGTACAACACTTGCAACTAGATCACTAAGTGCTACTGTACCTATTAGTATTACATGGTCAGTGGGTGCCGTTACACTAACTACTAATACTATTCCTCCACATTCTCATCCAGCAAATAACGGAGGAAATAGCCTAGGTACTCCTGGAAATGTGGTTTCTATAGTTACTCCTGGATTTAATACCGGTAACTGGGGAAATGGTGGAGCACATAGTCACCCAGTAATTTATACTGCATCTGGACCTTGGAGTTCATCTATTGATATGAGAGTTCAATATTGTGATGTTATTTTATGTTCTTTTAACGGATAATAAATAAAAATACGTAGGAGATATTTGAAATGGCGGTACTAACGGCTAATGGAATTGAATTTTTTGCTGGAAATCAATTAAATAGCAGATATGCAATAATACCGCAAACTGATTCTCCCATGCTTTTTCTTCAATCAACAGCACCAGTTGGTTGGACTAGAGTAACTCAAAATGATAAAGCCTTAAGAGTAGTTTCTGCAAGCACTACAGGCGGAACTGCTGGTGGAACAAATGCATTCAGTAATACTTTTGCAGCCCAATCTTTTAGTGCTAACGTACCTGTTTCTATTAATGGATTTTCATTGGGTGGTACCACCATTGATATAAACACTATGGCTTTACATTCACACCCATTAAATGCGGGAGGTGCTGACAATAGAAATGGTCCTAATCCAGCTCAGGGAACTGCAAACGGAACCGCTCCATCATCAACAACTGGTAATGCTGGAAATAGTGGATCTCATGGCCATCCTGCATCTTTTACATCAGCTAATGGACCGGGATCCGCTCCCGTGAATATGTCAATTCAATATGTTGATTGTAACATATGTCAATTCAACTAAATACAAAAAAAGATTAAAAAATGGCTGTATTAACCGCGACTGGTATCACATTTGGTGATGCTACTAGTATTGCTTCTAAATATGGAATATTTCCACAAACAAGTGCAGTAGTTTTTTATCAAGCAGCTGCACCAACTGGTTGGACTACACCAGCCACCATTCATAATAATAGAGCACTTAGAGTTGTTAGTGGTACTGCAGCTGGTACCGGCGGAACGAATGATTTTACTACCACAATGGCTTCCAGACCAGTTAGTGCTAACGTGCCTATAACTATTACTGGAGCAGCTGGTGGAAATACTACATTGGATATTAATACAATTCCAAGTCATGCTCATCCAGCTAATGCTGGTGGAAACGTTGCTTCAGCGCAGGGCGGCGGTAATGCTAGAGTAGCTAATGTTGGTAATACTGGTGCTACTGGAAATAATGGAGCTCATGCTCACCCACTTACAGCTAATGCTGCCAACGGTCCAATTAGTACTAGTTTAGATTTTGCTGTTCAATACGTTAACGTAATTTATTGCACTTTTAGTTAATTTGTGTTATTATTTTATTACTTAATTTTTTTGACCTATGAAATTAGAACAAGGTAAATTTTGTCCTCTTATTAGAAAAGACTGCATTGGGTTAAAGTGTTCTTGGTACATGCATGTTAGGGGAATGAATCCCAATACTGGCGAAGATCTTGATGAATGGGGTTGTGCAATTACTTGGTTGCCAATTATGACAATTGAAAATTCTCAACAACAAAGACATACAAGTGCTGCTGTAGAATCATTTAGAAATGAAGTTGTCAAAGCCAATGAACAAAATAGAGACCTATATATTCAAGGGATTATGCAACAGGGAGTTCTACCGGTCAATGTAACTCCACTGACATCTCAAAATATTTTAGAAGGAGAAGGAACAAATGAGACTAACAATAGTCAGATCTGATAATATGATCATTAAAGATGGTCTTGGTTATATTGCCGATCTAAGTATATTTGATGATCTTAGTTGGGTGGAAGGTTATGACCAAAAGTCTTGGGGTAAATTTCATGCTTTGCAATGGTATGGAGATCCAGACGAAGATGGGGAATATGGATTTGGCCAAGATGAACCTTATGGTGAAGTAGAGTTTAAAAAGACAGTTCCCAATTTAATCATTAAGGAATTGGGTGTTTATGAACAGGCTCTATCTCTTTGGGAAGCATCTAAACTTGCAGAAGAAGAAAGAATAGCAGCAGAAGAAGCCGAAGCTCAAAGATTGAGAGAAGAAGAAGAAGCAAGAATTAGAGATGCTTATCTAGAACTTGATATGCAAACAATGTTGTCCAATAATGTAACAGATGAAGATGCTGTTGCTCTGCAACTTGAAGAAGATCTGGAAAAATTACTTGCAGACCTTTGATTTTAAAATAATTCAAATTATATAATTACTCATGAATTCTAAATTAATTGAAAATAATTATTTGGTAATCCCGAATTTTATATCATCAGATAGAGCTAAAACTTTGTCTGATGAATTTAAGTTTCATTGCGAAAATAATAAATTTCCTGGAGACAATCAAGCTCCAAATTCACATGCAATCTATAATCATATATCTTTCTTGGAATTATTGTGTGAAAAAACTCCAGAAGTTTCTTCTCTATTAGAAGAAACTGTTCTTCCCACTTATTCTTATGCAAGAGTATATAAAGAAGGATCTGTTTTAGAAAAACATACTGATAGAGATGCTTGTGAAATTTCATTGACCTTACATCTTGATGGAGACTATCCATGGCCTATTTGGATTGAAACTCCACAACAAGAGAAAAAATTTGTAAGTTTAAATCCGGGAGATGCAATGCTTTACCTTGGTCGCATTGCTCCTCATTGGAGGGAAGAGTATCAAGGAAGTTATTATTCTCAAGTATTTTTACATTATGTAAGAAGTCGTGGCGAATGTTCTTATGCTTATTTCGATAATAGAGAAAAAGATAAAATTGGGATTCCGGATAAAGAAGAATCTAACACACAATCCGAACCTAACACACAATCTGAATCTAAAATAGAAGAAATCATTGAGACCAAAGAAACACCATCAACAATCTTTAAGTCTACTAAAAAGTTGGAAGACTTTATTAAGGTTTATGATAATATTGTAACTGAAGATCTTTGTAATAGGATCTTGAATGAATATAAGAATTGTGATCGATGGGCTCAAACAATGGTTGGTCAAGGAGTACTTGATACTAATTCTAGAAATTGTAGTGTAGTTCAACTTTCAGATCCTGCAATTATTGATGAAAACTTTGAGATTAGGAAATTTATTGATGTTGAATTGCATCAACAATTGTTAGAAGTTGTTAAAAAATATTCTCAAGATTTCCCAGAATTTTGTCCCAGTATTGATACTGGATATGATTTTCTTCGTTATGAAACTGGTCAATTTTATAAACAACATACCGATTCTTTTTTACAACAACAAAGAAGCATTTCATGTTCTTTGAGTATTAATGATGATTATTATGGTGGAGAATTTGCTTTCTTTGATAGGGAAATAATAATTAGACCTAGTAGGGGATCTGTAATAGTATTTCCTTCTAATTTCATGTATCCTCATGAAATTATGCCAGTCACTGATGGCACTAGATACTCAATTATTACTTGGTACGTTTGATACGAATGGGAATTACTGAAAAACTAAAGGGTATTCCAACAGTATATTACTTTAATTTAGATTGTAGAGTAGATAGAAAGGAGTATATGGAGTCCCAGTTTCACTTCTGGGAAATAAATTATAAAAGAATTTCAAATTCAAAATATACTCCAAAAAATTACGATGAATGGAAAGATAAGGTAATTTTAAATCCAAAATGTAATAATTATTTTAGAGATACTTTTTCGGATGATTATGGAGAAGTCAAGCATCAGAGATATCTATCTGATGCTGCTACCACTATGACTCAAATTGAAACCATTAAAAATTGGGTCAAAGAAACATCAGAAGAATACATGATCATCATGGAAGATGATTATGACTTAAGTATGATCGAATATATGCATTTTGACTGGGAATATTTAATGAATAATATTCCCTATGATTGGGATGTTATTCAATTTGATGTTTCTAACAGACTTGCTATACCTTGTTTTTTGCATCCTACTATGGATAGAAGTGCTACTGGCCCGTTGTTGATAAACAGAGAATACGCAAAAAAACTAATTAGAATTCATTATACAACTGATGATAAACTTAATCTAAATCAAAGAATAGCTTCGTATAATTGGACTGTAAATTCTGATGATCCTAGTTTAACTGCGGATTATATTATGTCAAAAAATGGTAAAAGTTATTCTTTTCCACTGATGTATCAAAATCCAGATTTGGGATCATATGGAAATAATGTAGTTCGTAAAAGACACCATGGTGGGTATCTTGAACACATAAAGGAGTTGTATCATAAGTGGTGGAAAATACTTAGAGATGATTATACTCTTGAAGAATTTTTTACTCATGGAAAACCAAATGATTTAATTCTAAAAGTAGATCCTAAATTTAGTTGTGATGAACCTGAATGATAAGTTAAAGGGACTTCCTCGTATATATTATTTTAATCTTGATGAAAGAACTGATAGAAGAGAATATACTGAAAATCAATATGATTTCTATAAAATAAAAAATTATGTTCGATATTCTACATCAAAATATCAACATCATAATTTTGAAGAATGGAAAGATAAATTAATCTTAAATGACATACAAATTTCTCCTAGACCAAATTTGCATATTATAGAATGTGCAATGACTCTTTCTTATTTGGATTTTTTCAAGAATTGGTTGGAAACATCTGATGAGGATACTCTTTTAATTATGGAAGATGACTATGATTTGAGATATATTGATTATTGGCATTTTGATTGGGAATACTTGATGAATCAGATTCCTTTTGACTGGGATTGTATACAACTTTCGTTTGAAAACAATACTGCAATACCTTGTTTTTTAAATCCAACTTTGCCAGACCATGCAATGGGAGCTGCTCTTCTTAATAGAAAATATGTTGAAAAAATTATAAGAGTAGTAACTACAGATGGGAAGTTTGATTTAACAAAAAGAGTTTGTAATTATAGACGGACTCAAATGATAAGTCATTCTTCTCTACAAAATAACAAATGGCGTCATCCAAATATTTCTTTTGATTATATTATGAGTCATTGTGGAAAGACTTATTGTCTTCCGTTAATAGTACAAAGTAATACAATAGGAAGTTATCCACAGAATATTGTTAGAAAGGAAGATTTTCCATCTTTATATTTTACAAATAGAGCTATTGAAATGTGGTGGACAAAGTTCAGAGATAAATTTTCTTTGGAAGATTTTTTTATGTATGGAAAACCCAATGACTTTTTTATAACTTCTAAAAATATCGATTACCTAGAATCAAATTTGAACAGAATTGATTGGTTGATGCCAAATGTTCCCACTAAATAAATTTGAGTCATAACAAGGATTATTATGGATAATGTTCAAATTCATCCTAAGTTGGAAGGATTCCCACATCTTAGATATTTGAATCTTGATGCTAGAGAAGATAGAAGAACATACATGCAACAGCATTTTCAAAAATATGGAATTACTGATTATGTTCGTGTTTCTGCAGATAGATATGGACCACACAATTATGATGAGTGGAAAAACTTATTAACAGTTGCAGATTATGATAAGTATATTAGAAAGGATAATATTTGTTATGTCTCAATTTTAGTTAATCAATTACAAAGTATAATTGATTGGTATAATGAAAACGTGTCTGAAACTTGTATAATCGCTGAAGACGATTTAAATATGGACACTTTGAAGTTCTGGCCTTTTACTTGGGAATATTTCTTTTCAAAGTTGCCCTGCAATTGGGATTGTGTTCAGTTGCAAGTTGTGGGTGGATCTTGGATACCAATGGGACTTACGAAAAGATCTAAGAATAATCATGCAGCTACAGCATACTTAATTAATAGAAGGTATGTCGAAAAATTAATTCAGATGCATTATATTAATGGTAAGTTTACTTTTTATAATAATTATGGATACAGTAAACACTGGCCTGAATATCATTACCAGTCTCCAGATTTTGTTGTCTATGAAATAGGAGTTACGTATTCATTTCCCATCTTTATAACAAATTCAACTTTTGGTAGCGATTGTTATGATGGAAAAGTTAATATGATGGCTAGAAAATCGGATTATCTTATTGCAAAATGGTGGAAAGAAGAATCGCATAAGTATTCATTGCAAGATTTATTTTCTGTTAATACCATTAAGAGAAAGGAATTAATGATCCCCATTCAATATAATGACTATGATACTAGGAGAGCATATGGACATTCACATTCAGGAGAATGATTCCTCTCTCCAAGATTCAACAAAAATTATTAGTAGTTTAAGATATAAATTTAAAAAAATACCTCATATATTTTATTTGAATCTGGATAAAAGAGAAGATCGTAAAAAATATATTGAAAAACAATTAAACTTATTGGGAATAAAAAATTTCACTAGAATATCTGCAGACAAATTTTCTGCAGAAACTTTTAATTTATGGAAAAATAAAATTTCATGTAAAATAACTAATGACATTCCCAGATTATCTACCCTTTTAAATCAACTTCAAACTATTATTGATTGGTATGAATCTAATTCTTCGGACTATTGTATAATTGCCGAAGATGATGTGAATTTTCTTACCGCAAAATATTGGCCTTTTACTTGGGAATATTTCTTTTCAAAGTTGCCCTGCAATTGGGATTGTGTTCAACTTCATGTTATTGGAGAGTATTTTATTCCAATGGGGCTGAGTAATGGATCTAAAAACAATCATTCTGCAGCTTGTTATTTGATTAATAGAACTTTTGCATCAAAACTTAAACAGATGCATTATGTGGATGGTAAATTCAAGTTTTATACTAATTATGGTTATGATCAAACTTGGTCAGAATATCATTATCAATCGGCAGATTTTGTACCTTATGAAGTAGGAGTTACCTATACATTTCCTCTCTTTATAACAAATTCTGATTTTGTGAGTGATAGTTACATAAATTCTACAAATTTTATGGCTAAAAAATCAGATTTAGTAACTCTTGCATGGTGGAAAAATCTTATAGAAAATAACTATACCTTGGAGGATCTTTTCTCTAGAGATTCTTTAAAAAGAAGAGAGTTAAATCTAAAAGTTAGTTATTGAACAATGACATTAAACGAAAAACTTGCGGGACTTCCTCACATTTATTATATTAATTTGGAAGATCGTAAAGACAGAAAAGAATATATTGAAAATCAATTCAAAAGATGGGGAATAGAAAAATTTTCTAGAGTAAATGCTTCAGAATTTTTGAAAGACGAAGTTAAGACGTGGAAAGATTTGGTTCATTTTCCGCATGTTATTCCTATTAACAGAAGGAGATCTGTGTGTGTTTCTTTATCTCATATGGAAACCATAAGAAAGTGGATAGAAGAAACGTCAGAAGAATACATGATCATCATGGAAGATGATACCGATATAAGTTTAATACAATATTGGCATTTTGACTGGCAATATTTTATGGATAATCTTCCATATGATTGGGATGCTGTGCAGTTGATGTATAATTCCGATGTAAGAATATATTGTTTTTTGCATCCCAAAAAATTAATTACTTGGAATGGACCTCTGTTGATTAAAAGATCTTATGCAAAAAAATTATTATCTTTATATTATATTAAAGAGAAATATAATTTTGTGAAAAAAGTGAATAGAGTGTCTAAATCGAATTCAATAGAGCCGGGAAGAATCTATACATCATTATCAAACCAATGGAGTACCGATGGAGATGGTAGAATAACTGTTTTAGATGTCGATGAATTTCTGGGACACAATGGAAAGGTTTATCAAATTCCACTTTTTTCACAAAATCCCATGTTAGAAGATCCTCCGAAACCGCATCATATTTTATCTAATAAAATACATGAATATTGGTGGACTACAATGAAAGATAAATTCACTCTTGAGGACTTCTTTACTTATGGTAAACTTAATGATTCTAAAATGATAATAAATATGAACATGCCTTGGTTCAAAAAACTTGATAATGATAAAAAATAAATTTGAAAATATTCCTCACATCTATTATATAAATTTTGAAAATAGAGTAGATTTAAAAGAATATACGGAAAACAATTTAATTGAAATTGGAATTTCAAACTTTACGAAAGTTTCCAACTTGCATTTCTTACCGGAAGATTTTGCAAGTTGGAAAAATTTGGTGTATAATAATGAAAAAGTAACTTATGAAATTCAATCTGAAATAACTCTATCCATATTGTATATTAATACAATTAAAAAATGGTTAGAAGATACCACTGAAAAATACATGATTATAATGTCCGATCATGTTGATTATAGTTATGTTGAGTATTTTCATGAAGATTGGAATTGGAATTATTTTATGAATAATATTCCACATGATTGGGATTCAATGTTATTGGGATTTGAAGACAAGTTAAATATTCTTCCTTGTTTTTTACATCCAATGAGAGATTCTCATGGAACTGGAGTAACTCTTTTAAATAGAAGGTACGCAGAAAAATTGGTAAAATATCATTACGTAGAAGAAAAATATAATTTCTTTCAAAAAGTATCTAACCAATTTTGGGTAAATGAAAATAAACTTGTATCCCTACATTATTTTATGAATCATTGTGGAAAAAGTTACGCCATACCAATGTTTCCCAGAAATCCAGATCTTACAAAAGATAAGTACTTTAGTAAGAAAACTATTGAAAATAATAAAAAACTTTATTCCCTATGGTGGAAAAAGTGTAAAAATTATTCTACTCTAGAACAATTTTATTTGTATCATTCTCCTGCGGATTTTTATTTAAATTTAAAACAACTGACTAGTGGCAAATCAATAGGTAATAGTAATCTTAATCGTGATTTTTTATTTCTTTAGACTATGATAGAAGAATTTGAGTTTAAAGTATCAGAATTTTTTGGATCCCCTTATGCAGTAGCAACAGATTCGTGTACTCATGCATTGGAACTTTGTCTAAGATACACACAATGCAATAATATTGCAGTCCCAACACGGACTTATGTTTCAATTCCTATGACTCTAATTAAACTTGGACTGGATTGGAGTTGGAAAGAAGAGGAGTGGTCTGATTATTATTATTTGGGAAATACTAACATTATTGATGCTGCAGTTTTGTGGGAGCAAAATTCTTACATTCATGGAACTTATATGTGTTTAAGTTTTCAGTTTCGTAAACACTTAAGTCTTGGTCGTGGTGGAATGATTCTTTTACAAGATAAGAATGATTATAATGCATTAAAGAAAATGTCTTATGACGGGAGAGATTTCAATCGTCCATGGGCTGAACAGGATATAACTACTATGGGTTATCATTACTACATGACTCCCGAAGTGGCTAAAATTGGAATTGAAAAGCTAAATGATGCTAAAAAAAATCCCGGTAAAAAATGGAGCCACAGGGATTATCCATATTTACCATCAATGTCTGTTTTTGGAACTAATTAAATGGAAAAGAAATTTCATGAATCTGGGTTAAATATTATTGAAAATTCTGATGGATCCTTTGCTTTTGAGTGGGATCCGCAAGACAAACGTTGGTCATGGTTGAATGGCTTGACAGATACTCAGATTAAGTCTATTATAGAAGAATCGGTTCAAACACATAAACTTCTGGAGAGTATTTCAGATGAAATTGGATTCAACGAAAGTATGGGAAGTGATGAATGATCTTGAGATGATAACATCTAAGATTTGTTCTGCTCGTGAGATTATTGATGTTACAGTAGAAGCTATTCAAAAACACGATTATGATAAAGCAGAAACTCTTGCAATGGCAGCATATGAGTTTCTTGGGTATTATTTAGAAGAATTTGATAACAAGTTCAAAAAAGCTTGGCGAGAAACTGTAATTGCAGAAAGAGAATATTATGAAGGAAAGGTAGATGATGGTATGCGTCCTTGGGGTCATAGTGACATGGAGTATGCCATTACGAATAGTAAAAAACCTCTGAGTTGTGATAAAGACGATCCGTCTCCAGAGTGTCAAGGTGCTTGGGATAGTTTCTGGTTTGAACATAATAAAATTAAAGCCGATGGATATTCTGTAAATGAAGAATCATATTCGGAACATTATTATGATTACACTCGGAATGATCCAAATAGAAAAAATCCATTTGTAGATAAGGTAACAAAGTGGGTTCTCCCTGTTGAAGAATGTAAGGATGCAGATACTGATAAAACTGAATATTTTGTATCTTTCCCTGATGATCTTCTGGAAGCATCAAACTTGAAAGAAGGAGATCAAATTGAATGGGTAGATCAAGGTGATGGGTCTTACTTGTTGCGTAAAGTAACAAGACCTCTTGGAATTGGTGAATGTTGATGATTGATTATCTACTTTGTGGCATAAATTTAATTTGTCATTTTGATAATATTAAATATCAAGTTCAAAGACCCAAATATCCACCAGATGTTGCAGAACTATGTCGATATTTTGAGGAACAAAAAACAGAACTCCCCAATTATTGCAAGTGGGGAGATGAACCAAAACCACCAAAAAGAAGGAGTGAATTTTAATGGCATTATCTGAATCGGTTGAGTCAAGTTTAAAAGAAGCAGAAGCATCTCTGCGTAATGCTCTGTCATATGCTGCCCGTCAAGAAAGACCGGTTGTTTGTAGCGTAATTGCAGACCTTATTCATCGCATTGAAACTCTACAAACTACCGATAGTCTTCTAGATAAACTTGAAGATAGGATGAATGGTGGTGAAAATAGTAAAAGGGGATATTGGGGACCTTTTAGTTCTTAAATAGATATTGATATAGTATAAATTACGGACATGTCTGAGTTACCAATAGCACCACATCAAACAATATTGGTTTTAAACTCTAGTTATGAACCAATTAATTTTACAAACTGGAAAAGAGCAGTTGTCCTTCTCTTAAAAGAGAAAGCTCAGGTTCTTTCAAGTAGAGTTATTAGATTATTGGACTATGTAAAATTGCCATTGTCAAAAATTATGAATATTACTCCCTCTCGTTCTATGATTTATAAGAGGGATAATCATACTTGTCAATATTGTGGATCAAAATCTAAACTAACAATAGATCATGTCATTCCTCGTTCAAAAGGTGGAGATGACTCTTGGGAAAATTTAGTAGTTGCTTGTTCCTCTTGTAATACCAAAAAAGGTAATATGTTTTTGGAACAAACTGGAATGAAACTGACGAGAAAACCAAAAGCTCCTATTAATAAAATGATTTTTGATTTGGAAAAAACTAATGTTGAAGAATGGAGACTGTATCACTATGGATGAAAATAGACCCAATGAACTTGGCAAATCCCTACAAGAATGGTGGGATTCTGATGCTTGCAAACAACTTCAAAAAGATAATGAAGAGGCAAAGCAACGAGCAGTAGGAAAGTATTTTATGCTCTCTGAATCTGATAAACTTGATATGGTTCAGGCAATCTGTTACATTATGTGTAAGGCAGAAAGTGAAGGAACCAGTCATCGTGGTCTTCAAGATACGCTTGGAATCTATCCTGCAGGTTTTTGGATTGATAATCTGATGGATGTTCATAACGCTCTCTGGTCTTATTATCACGACCAAAAGAAAGAAAAAGAACTTCAGGATGACCTTGAGTCTCTTGACAATTTCATTGATAAAAATAATCGTAAAGAGTAGTAACTCAAATCTAAAAATATTATAAAGTGTCCTAGATATTATTGGATTGTGTGTTAGAATTTCAACACAATCTATGGAGATTAAATGACTTACTTGCAATCTAAAACTCAACCGTTGACAGATCTAGAATGGAAAGAATTGGTTGCTCTTAAAAAAGCTATTAATGAAAATCCAGCATCAGTGCATCCCGAAAAAATGGAATTATTCACACAACTTCTTGTTCGTTCCTGGAGTCATGGACAATAGATGAAAGTATTATCTATATTTTCTGGACATGATGCTTCTGCATGTTTGATTATTAATGGAAAAATTGAAAGATATTTTAAAGAAGAGAGATACTCAAAAATAAAAAGAGACAAGGGATTGGATAATATTTTCAATCTTTGTTTAGATCATTGTGTAATTAAATCGGATGTTTTCAATTTATCTACCAATTTTAGTTATGCGATACAAAATCAAAAATATAAAGAAGTAACTAAAAAAAATAGTAATATAAAAATACTTAAATGCAAATCTAACCATCATTTATATCACGCTTCACTATCTTTTTATAACAGTGGATTTGATAGAGCATTATTGATTGTCATAGACTCAGTTGGAAATGTTATTAATAACAATGTTTTTGAATGCGAATCAATTTATGTTGGAGAGTATCCAGATAAAATTGTTCCGATATATAAAAATTATTTTTCTCGTGATTATTTAAATAAAAAGTTTCACAAATACATAAATGGTTGCGAATATGTATGTAATACATCATTTGGAATTGGTGCTTTGTATGCCAGTGCAGCTATTTTTATGGGACAAACTGAAGATGATTGCGGTAAAGCAATGGGATTATCTTCTTATGGATCCCCAATAATAGGTTCTCCTGAGTTTTTTTCTGATATACTTGTTAATCCTAATTCTATTGATTGGATTTTAAATTATATGGAAAAAAATTATGATGTTCTTAATAAAGAAAATTATAAATTTTATGCCGATTACTGTTATGAAATACAAAAACAGACGCAAGAAGTTTTTTGTAGATTAATACAAAAGGGTATAGAAAAAACAGGAATTAAAAAAGTTTGTATTAGTGGTGGATATGGGATGAATATTATCGCTAATAATTTAGTATTAGAAAGATTTCCCGATGTAGATTTTTTCTTTGAGCCTTTGTGTGATGATGGTGGAATTTCTATTGGATCTGCAATGTATTTTTATAGAAATTTAACAAAAGATGAAAAGATATATCCATTAGAAACTACATCAACGCATGGATTTTTATATGATGTTAACAAATATAAAAATAAATTTGCGGAAATATGCGATATAGCTAAAATTCTATATCAAAATAAATCAATTGCAATTTACACAGGGTATGCAGAATCGGGTCAACGTGCGTTAGGTAACAGATCCATTCTTTTTAATGCTCTTAATCCAAATGCAAAAAATATAGTAAACAATATTAAAAAAAGAGAATGGTATAGGCCATTCGCTGCTATTGTTTTGGAAGAAGATGCTTCTTTGTATTTTGATATGGGTAGAATAAAATCCAATGAATATATGACTGTTTGTTTTCCCGTAAAAACTGATTTAATACCTGGAGTTACTCATGTAGATAAAACGTGTAGAGTTCAAACAGTTTCTTCTGGTCATTTATACGACATTCTTTTGGAATTTAAAAAATTAAGTGGCCACGGAATTCTTCTTAATACGAGTTTTAATCTTGCTGGTGAACCTTTAGTGGAAACACCAGAAGATGCTTTTAACACATTGAATAATTCGTTATTAGATTACTTATGGTTTGAAGAAACAAAACAGTTGTTTAATTGATAACTTTGATATATAATGAAATTAACATTACAATAATTAAATGAAGTTTACTATTTACTCTAAAAATGATTGCCCATATTGTTATAAGGTAAAACAAGTTCTTGATCTTTGTGGTAAAGATTTTGTCGTTTATACTTTAGATGTTGACTTTAATCGAGAACAATTTTATAATGAATTTGGAGAGGGAGCTACTTTTCCACAAGTTGTAGCAGATGATAAACATATTGGGGGTTGTAATGATACAATTCTGTATTTAAAAGAATTGTCAGTAATTTGATTATGACCAAACCTCGTGAGCTATACATAAATAGAGGTGTGGAGTTATTGTTAAGAAAAAGGAGGAGAAAACCTGAAGAACCAAAAACATTTCAATTTAGTTTTGGTAAGATGGTTACTCTCCTCAAACGAGAGATAAACATCTATTTTGAATTTTCATTTAATATAAAAAAGAAGTAAATCTCTCAGAGGCAGAACCATGACAGCACCAGTAGTTGCCATCTTTTGTATGGTATCTTTTATGTTCTTGATTGTTGGTGGTATAGTTGGTTGGTTATGGAAAGAACATGTAGTTTTCTCCACCCCGCAACAAGTGTTTGCTCATCCAGAAATGTTTGATAACAATGGGAATCTTATTCCCGACGAAGTAATTGCAGTACGATTTGAAAATAGCTATGACGACTACGAAGAAGACGACGACTAGTAGTAGGAGATCTACATCAACAACTACTAAAAAACCTGTCGCAAAGACGGCACCAACTCCTAAGACGACTCAAGCCGTAGAGAAGATTGAACTGACTCCAAGTTCTTATGTTCATGAGATCTTTGCGGCTGTTGTTGCAGAAAGAACTAAGGAAAAGAAGATTGGAATTTTTCAACAATACAATGAAAACTTTATCAAAGCTCTTTTGATTTGGAACTTTGATCCCAGTATTCAATCTATTCTTCCTGAAGGTGAAGTTCCCATTCAACCTAAGGAAGATGCAGATCGAGTTGCTCCATCCTCTAACATTCGTAAAGAATGGACTAAATTCTATAATTTTGTGAAGGGCGGTAATGATGCAATGAACAGACTCCGTAAGGAAACTATGTTTATTAATCTACTAGAATCTTTCCATCCTGGAGAGGCGGAAGTGTTATGTCTCGTAAAAGACAAAAAATTACAAACTAAATATAATATCACCAAAGAACTTGTTTCTGAGGCTTATCCTGACATCCAGTGGGGGAATCGTTCGTGATATGTCTGTGAATATTATTCATGGGGATTGTGATCCATCCGTTGCCAAAAATAAAGATCTACCAAGAAATTCTTATTTGGTAGCGTATGGAGTAGACGATTCTATTCAATATGATGTAGTTCAGTGTGGATCCCAGGCTGAAATTTTTAATTATTACTGGGACAAATACAGAGATGTGAGAGGTATTAAATGGACAGAGGGAACAGTGAATCCGAAAACTTGGGGATATCAAGCATCGGATGTGAAGAAAAAGAGGCCAAAGTAATTTCTGGTGATATGAACATTGAGATGAATCTTGATGCTCTTAAAGAAGTTAAAAAACAGTATAAAAAAATCAAAAGGTATATGAGATCTTCTATTTACACAGTAGCCATGATGGACGGAAGGGAACAAATCGTAAGTCGTTTACTTAAGGACCAGGAGGATAATCCTGCATAAATGGGAAAACACTATCTTCTAAATCTCTTTGGATGCTCATTCGTTTTACTAAACGATGAGCATTATCTTATGGAACTCTTGGAACAAGCTGCAACTGCAAGTGGTGCAACTGTATGTCAAACTATTTTTAAAAAGTTTGATCCACAAGGAGTTACCGTTTTGTGTTTGTTATCCGAAAGTCACATAAGTATTCATACATGGCCTGAAGATGGTAAAGCTGCTTGTGATGTTTATACTTGTGGTGATTGTGATCCAAAAATTGGTTGCGATATGATCATTCAACAACTCTATGCAACGAATCATACTTTAAGTTATATTGAGAGATAATAGATTTTGTATCATAAAATACATAAATACTTGACTATATAACTTCACAGAGAGTATAATACTCTCATCGTTCATCCCTATGGGACGGAAGTAAGACAACTCGGAACGGGTCGTTCATCTATGGAAACACTCATTCTTACATGTTTACAAGCACAATTGATTTCTGGGAGAGTTCATAAACAAGACATTCCCAGACAGGCAAAGAATGATTTGATCTGGGAGATCAAACAGATCTCTCCAAAAGAGTGTAAAATAGACGCAAAAGTTGACTGAAGGAACGCCCAATACCCTAAACAAGTAAAGGAGCAAACCTAATGACAACAGCAACCTATCGTGGTGTAAAGTATAATGTTGAAGATCGTAAACTGAATGTTCTTCAACTCATTAAAGAACAAATTGAAAAAGAACAACGCCGTAAAGAGGCTCAATTAGCATCAATTAAATAAAACTCAAGGAGGGTTTACACCCTCCTTTTTTTGTAGTAAAATAGTTGGAGATTATCAATAATCATGGACAAAGACCGACTTAAATTGATTGTAAGAAATCTGGAGTCACTTGTAGAATGTCTTAAATCAGAAATTTATTCTGATCCAGATTCTTATAAACAATCAAAAGAAAATGTAAACCACATCTCAGATTATGATGAGGTGTTTAATGACGATGGATACCCTGACTGAGGAATTAAATGACTGTAAAACTGATTTCTATTACTCCAGATGCAGAACAAACAATGGCGTATATTGCGCGAGTTTCTAATCCTGCGAATCAAGACAACGAAAACTATGCCAAGTTGCTTGCTTATTGCATTAAGCATAATCATTGGTCTGTGTTTGAACAGTCTTCTATGACTCTTGAGATTGAAACAAATCGTGGTATTGCTGCCCAGATACTCCGCCACAGGTCCTTTACATTCCAGGAATTTTCGCAACGATATGCTGATACCAATCTGATAACCGAAAATATTCCCGTTCCGGAACTTCGTAAGCAAGACACCAAGAATCGCCAGAATTCTACAGATGATTTGGGTGATTATGTAAAACTGAAATTTCAGACAGAAATTGCTGAACTGTTTACGCACGCCAACAACCTCTACAAGAGGATGTTAGAGGCAGGGGTAGCAAAGGAGTGTGCTCGTTTTGTTCTCCCCCTGGCGACGCCTACACGCATCTATATGACAGGCTCGTGTAGGTCATGGATACATTATATCAATCTTCGTTCTGCAAATGGAACCCAGAAAGAACATATGGATATTGCTCTTGAATGTAAGAGGATATTTACCGAACAATTCCCCTCAGTTTCAGAAGCTCTGGAGTGGTGATATATACCAATGCCCCTTAAGGAGGTAACATGTACTACCAAACTAAAGCATTATCAAAAGACGAAACTTGGACTACATGTATAATTGTAGATACAACTAAAGACAATTATATTGTAGAATATAGTGAGAATGGAAAATTTTTGACAAAAGAAATAAAACCTGAAGAACTTCAGAAGTTGGATTATTCTGAACTTGAAATTAGTCAATAAAATGTCCGTATCTATTATATGTGCTTGCAAAAATAGAATAAAATCTCTGACTATTTCTTTATCATCTTGGTTATTATTTGATGAAGTAAAAGAAATAATTATAGTGGATTGGAATTCGGATACTTCAATTGAATATTTAACTCATCTTGATCCTCGTATAACTATCGTTAGAGTAAATGATGAAGAGTTTTTTAATCAACCACAACCTTTAAATTTAGCTTCAAAATTTGCAACTCAAGAAAATATTTTAAAACTTGATTGTGATCATATATTAAATCCTTATTATAATTTTTTTGATGTTCATAAATTAATTGATTCCGATAATTTTATATCTGGTGTTTATAGAAAAAATTCAGATGAATCATTAGATTCTAGTGAATTTATATTTCCTCTCTATGGGGTTTTATATGTAAATAGAAAAAGATTTTATGAAATTGGTGGGTTCAATGAGAAAATGGGAAAGTATTATTCCGTAGAAGATGGGGAATTGACAATACGTCTTAGATCATTAGGAATGAAATTGCACCCTTTGGATCTAAGATCTTTTTGTATAATTCACATCCCACATTCAGACTACGTTAGAATTGAAAATTTTGAAGGATTTAAAAAGGATAATGATTTTGTGGAAGAATTTGATAACGAAGTTGAATTGTCCCAAGTAAAAAATACAACAAAAGAATCATTAAAGTTTAGGTTTATTTCAAGATCTCATTCAATGAAAAATGTAAAATCTTTCATACCTTCCGATATTTTTCAATTGAGTATAAATGATCCAGATGCAAAAATAAATTCTAGTGATTATTCTCCATATGTCATTTCTAACAATAATTGGAAAATATCAAATATAGATGAACGTTTTTATTTGGCAAAAAAATAAATTATAAAAGCAACAAATAAATAAATCATATTGAACTTTATTACTTAAATGGCGACCTACCCTGTTATAAACAAGATCACTGGCGAACAGAAAGAAGTGGAAATGAGCGTCCACTCCTGGAGTCAGTGGAAACAAGATAATCCAAACTGGGAAAGAGACTGGAGCGATCCATCTACTTGTCCTGGTTCCGGTGAAGTTGGCGAGTGGAAAGACAAACTCATCTCTAGAAATCCAGGCTGGAATGATGTTCTCCACAAAGCCTCAAAAGCGCCTGGTTCTACTGTCAAAAAACTCTAGTATGGCAAGACAAAGAAAAACGTCCAACGGCAACATTGGTATTGGTATGAGCGCAAAACAAATGCGCCGCAAAAAACCAATCAACTCTGATTTGATGACGGATATCTCTCCGTTGACTGACAATCAAAAAATCTTTTTTGATGAATACAAAAAAGGCAAAAATATTTTTGCCTATGGTGCTGCTGGTACAGGCAAAACTTTTGTTGGATTGTATTTAGCATTGAAGGATGTTTTAGATGAAAGAACTCCATATGAAAAGGTTTACATTGTAAGATCTCTTGTTTCTACTAGAGAAATTGGATTTCTTCCTGGAGACCATGAGGATAAGTCTTCACTCTACCAGATTCCTTATAAGAACATGTGTAAGTACATGTTTGAGTTACCTACTGATGCTGACTTTGAAATGCTATATGGAAACCTCAAAGCTCAGGAGACAATTTCATTCTGGTCAACTAGTTTTATTCGTGGTACTACTCTCGACAACGCAATTGTATTGGTCGATGAAATGCAAAACTTGAACTTTCACGAATTAGATAGTATAATTACTCGTATCGGTGAAAATAGTAAGATTGTATTTTGTGGTGATGCTACTCAGTCCGATCTTGTTAAAACCCATGAAAAAAATGGGATTCTTGATTTTATGAAAATTATTCGTGCAATGGAATATGATTTTTCCACTGTAGAATTTGGAGTTGATGATATTGTTCGTTCTGGACTTGTCAAAAACTATATTGTCACTAAATTGGCTTTAGGTATGTAATGTTTGTTCATCTAGATTATTTAAAAGAAGAAGTTGACCTAGAAGCAGCAATGATTGAGGGTACGAGATTTTATCGTACCCCTTCTGGTAAGTTGTACCCTTCTATTACTTCTGTAACAAGTTTTTATGGTAGACAAAAATTTATAGACTGGCGTAAGAAAA